ATAAATATATTTATATATGATTATTAATAGGAGGTTACATAAAAATGGCTAAAGATAAAAATCAACCAATGAAGTTTACTGAAGAAGATTTGAAAACTTTACGAGGGTTACAAGATAAATATTTCCAGATTCAGACTAGATTTGGTAGTATCCAAATAACTAGAATGAATTTAGAAAAACAATTAGAAGAATTGGGTGGTGTTGAAAAAGGTGTCGAAAATGATTACTTATCATTAAAGGATGAGGAGAAGACAGTAGTTGATAGCTTCACAGAAAAATATGGACAAGGATCACTTGACACTAAAACAGGATTATTCACAAAACAAGATTAGTTCAAACTTAACATATAATTTGGAGAAATATAATGGCAGAAAGAATAGTTAGTCCTGGTGTATTTACTAACGAGATAGACCAGTCTTTTTTACCATCAGCAGTTTCTGAAATAGGTGCTGCATTGATAGGTATTTCAAGTAAAGGTCCTGCATTTGTTCCTACGGTAGTAGAAAGTTATAGTGACTTTAAAGTGAAGTTTGGTGGATTAAATAAAGATTATTTTCTACCTTATGCAGCAAAAAGTTATCTAAAAAATGCAGGTAAATGTACAGTAGTAAGAGTATTGGGAACAGGTGGTCATACAGTCACTAATCCCGTAATTTTAAAAGGTGGTTCTGGAGCAGCTGCAGTATATGCTTCATCATCAATCGATTTTATCGGAGCTTATGGTTCAACAGTAGCTACACCTATGGAAGGTGACTATATTGTTATCACGGGTTCTTCCGGATTTGGATATAGGTTTATAGTTGACGATGGACCTACTCCACCCGCAAACACATCAACCGATTTTTATTTTACATCATCCGTAGGTGCAGGTACTTATTATGCTCAGGCTGATCTTAATGGATTCGTGCTTTCTGCATCAAATGCAATAAATGCAGCTAATATTGGAATGACAGCGGTACAATCTGGATCACAAGGTGCATTAGGTATTAGTGCATCAGCAGCAGGTACTGGTGGAAATGGTTCAATTACAATAGATACTGGTTCTATTTATGGTGGTAAAGCTGGTTTATCATCTTCAGCAATTCCACCCGCAGCAGCTGGTGGTACAGATGCCGTAGATGCGGAAGTATATGCAGCAGTATGGCCAAGAGTTAATGATGGTGCAGAGATGACAGCTTTAGGTGCATCACATATAGACGATTGTGGAGGTGGAACAGCACAAGTAGGTAGTTTCTGTTTTGCTTTTAATGCATCTGCCGCAAATACAACAAATACTATGTCATTACATAGTGGTGATTCAAATTATATAAGTAATGTATTAGGTACTGATAATGGTGGTAATTATAATGGATTTGTTAAATTTATCTTCAAATCAACAGCAGATGCAGCATCAGCAACAGCTGATTTAGATTGTAGTAATCAAGATAATAAATTCGGAGCTTATATGAATGCTAAAACACCATATATTGTTTCACAAACTGGTTCAGCCGCTGACGATGTAACTAATTTATTTAAATTTGAAACATTATCATCAGGATATGGTTCAAATAAATTTATTAAAGTTGCATTTGCAAATATTAAACCAACAACTAATACAGATGTTACTGAATATGGTCAATTTGATGTTATCGTCAGAAATTTTGGTGATTCTGATAAGAAACCAGAAGTTGTTGAATCTTTTCCTGGTTGTAATATAGATCCAACATCACCAAATTATATTGTTAGACGAATTGGTGATATGAAAGAGACATTCAATGCATCTACAGGTAAGATTGATATAGAAGGTGATTATCCAGTTAAATCTAAATATATTAGAGTAGACAATAGTTCACTTTCAACACAATTTAAAGATGGAAACGCATCACCTACATTACTTCCGTTTGGATTCAAAGGATATAATTTTCCAATGGAAACAGAAGCGGGTGATTTTGGTGTAGATTTACCATTGAAACCTAATATGTCAGAGAGTGGAGAATTTCAATCTAAATTCTTCCATGGTTTAGCTTTTGATGAATCAAATAAATATGATTTATATCCATATTTTTCTGAAGTACCAACAACATCACAAGGTGGAACTACATTCCAAACAAATACAGCAGCTACTGGATCATATTCAGGAAGTCAAGGTGTATTTACACTTAATGGAATACATGGTATACCTGTTGATGGTTCATTAAACACTAAAAAATTCATATTAGGATTTCAAGGTGGTGAAAATGGATTTGATCCATATGAAACAAGTGAGAAAGCAAATGGTTTAGGAAATGCATTAATTGGTAATTCTGATGGTAATGCAAACTGGAATGATTTTAAAAACGCTCTTATGAGTGTTGCAAATCCGGATGAAATTGATATCAATATGTTAGCAGTTCCTGGATTGAATATGATAGAACATACTTTATTATATGGTAAAGCTAAATCAATTGTTGAAGAAAGAGCTGATTGTTTCTTGGTATTTGACGCTGGTAATTCAAGTGCAACAAAAACACAAGTAATATCACAGGTACAAGCTGAAGATAATAATTATGTAGCAACTTATTATCCATGGGTTAAAATATTTGATGATGAGAATAACCAATATACTTGGGTTCCACCATCAACTGTTTTACCTGGTGTAGTTGCATTTACTGATAAAGTTGCACATCCATGGTTTGCTCCGGCTGGTTTAACTCGTGGTGGGTTGTCTGAAGTTGTTATGGCTAAAGATAGATTGACTCAAGCTGAAAGAGATGATTTATATGAAGCTAGGATTAATCCAATAGCAACATTCCCAGGTCAAGGTATATGTGTTTGGGGTCAAAAAACACTTCAAGCTAAACCATCTGCACTTGATAGAGTTAATGTAAGACGATTATTGATTACATTGAAGAAATTTATTGCATCAACATCTAAATTCCTAGTGTTTGAACAAAATAATGCAGCATTAAGACAAAGATTCTTAAATATTGTTCAACCATATCTAGAGGGTGTACAACAGAAAGCTGGACTTACATCTTTCAAAGTTGTTGTTGATGATACAGTAAATACTCCTGATGTTATTGATAGAAATGAATTAAGAGGTAATATTTATTTGAAACCAACACGAACTGCCGAGTTTATAGTATTAGACTTTATCGTGATGGGATCTGGAGCAGTATTTCCTGAATAAAAGTTACTAATCTTGTTAAAAAGTAAAAAAGCCCATTATTTCTATTATAATATGGGCTTTTTTTCTTTCTACATTATATTTATATATGAAATAGAAATGAATTGTAGTTAAGTTTTAATTATATGATATGGGAGAAAAGAAATGGCTCAATTAGTAGATGCTAATGACATAATGTTTACCCCGTTTGAACCGAAACTCAAACATAGGTACATAATGCAAATCGATGGTATTCCAGCTTACTTGATAAAAGCGACAGCTAGACCATCCATTCAGTTTGAAGAAGTTAAGTTAGAACATATGAATGTTAAAAGATTTGTAAAAGGCAAGGGTGAATGGCAACAACTTTCAGTTACACTTTATGATCCAGTTGTACCATCAGCTTCACAGGCAGTTATGGAATGGATACGATTGTCACACGAGTCTGTAACAGGTAGAGATGGATATGCGGATTTTTATAAAAAAGATATTACTTTTCAGGTATTAGGTCCAGTAGGTGATGTTGTTGAGGAATGGAAATTAAAAGGTGCATTCATACAACAAGCTAATTTTGGTGAGTTATCTTTTGACTCTAATGATCCTGTTGATATTGCGTTAACATTAAGATATGATTACGCTATACTTCAATTCTAATAGAAATTTAAACCACACACGATCCACAAACATAAAAAAACCTTCATTTTTTGAGGGTTTTTTTATATTTATTGTATATTTATATATGAGACATTCTTAATAGAGGTTATTATGAAAACAACTTTTGAAGAAATAATAGAACAAGTTTTAGAACATGAAGGCGGTTATGTTAATGATCCCGATGATCCAGGTGGAGAAACTAAATACGGGATAGCCAAGAAATTTAACCCAGATGTTGATATAAAAAATCTAACTAAAGAAGGTGCTAAAGAAATATACTATGAAAAGTATTGGAAACCTTCTAAAGCAGATCAAGTACCAGATAGATTAAAACATATTTATTTTGATATGGTAGTTAATTTTGGACAAGGTGGTGCAGTTAGAGTTATGCAACAAGCGGCTGTTTCTAAAGGGCATAATATAGATGTCGATGGAGGAATAGGACCTGCTACTATCAAAGCTATGCAAAATGTAGAGACTGATAGAGTAAGATCTTATAGAGTTTTAAAATTTGCAAGAATAGTAATTAAACGACCAACCCAAGAGAAATTTTGGCTCGGATGGTTCAGAAGAGCCGCCGAAGTATAGGAGATAAAGTTATGGCAAAGAGTAGTGAGTTATACAATGAGATAAATGATTTATTTGAAACATTTCAAGAAAATCATAGAAAATTTGAAGATAAAGGTGTAAAAGCTGCCGGTGGTAGAGCACGAAAAGCAATCGGCGAAATTAAAAAATTAGTAACTGTTTATAGAAAAGCTTCTATATCAGAAAGTAATTAATATTAGGGGGTTATAATGGCAGAAAATAAAAAAAGTAAAGCTTCAACTACCAGTAATCAGTCATCTGGTCAATCATCTGGCGGTGGATTTAAATTTCCAACAGAAGTTATAGATTTGCCTAGTGCTGGAAGGTGTTATCCAGAAGGTAGTCCATTAAGTAGTGGTAAGATTGAGATTAAATATATGACAGCTAAAGAGGAAGATGTTCTTACATCTGCCAATTTAATTCAAAAAGGTGTAGTAATAGATGTTTTATTAAATTCATTGATTACAACTCCTGGTGTTGATGTAAACGATTTACTAATAGGTGATAAAAATGCAGTTATGATGGCAGCTAGGATATTGGCGTATGGACCTGAATATAAAGTTGAAATTACAGATCCAGATAATAGAAATCAAAAAACAGAACATACTTTTGATTTATCTCAATTAGAGTTTAAGGAATTACCGGAAGATATCGATTATACAGCTAATAGGTTTGAATTTACATTACCACTCTCAAAAAATGTTATAGGATTTAAATTATTAACTGGTAATGATGAAAAAGTAATTTCTGACGATTTAAAAGCTTTAAGTAAAGTAGGTGGTGGTAAAGAAATAACTACTAGACTAAAAGCTTCTGTAACGGCTGTAGATGGTAATGAAGACAGAGCACTTATAAATGCATTTGTTGAAAACATGTTAGCAAGAGATGCTAGAGCATTTCGAGCTGAATTAAAAAGACTTCAACCGGATGTTGATGTTACCCAAGAAGTCCTTACAGAAGGAGGAAATACGGTCACGGTAACTATACCAATGACCGTAGGGTTTTTTTGGCCTACCGACTGATTATCGTAAGTCAGTACATGAACAAATATTTCTATTAATGCATTATGGTAATGGGTGGACTCATTCCGATGTGTATTCGTTGCCCGTTTATTTGCGTAGGTTTTATATGGATTTATTAGGTGATGCGAAGAAAGTAGAAAATGATAATATCCAGAAAAGAAATGAAGATATTAAGCGAAGATCCCAAAAAATGAAATCCAGACGAAGAAAGTAATCAGAAGATAATTAAATATTTCATACTTTTTATCTAAATTTGATATTTATAAATGGTAGGTAATATATCATTTAAGGAGCATTTTATGAAAAAGAAATCATCATTTTTGGATAAATCTAATATAGACAAAAAATCACCAATTAATGAATTTAACGTGCTATTCCCAAAATTAGCAGGTAAAATTAAACAGTGGTGGGATAAGAAACAATACAAAGCTGCAATGAAAGTTGCAAAAAAATCTCCAGAATTCAAAAGATCAGTAGATGATATAAATAAAGCATCTAAAAATGCTGAAGATGCATTTGAAAAACAATTTGGTACAAAAATTAATTTAAGTAGAGCGAAAATAGAGGATTTCTTTTAGAGATTAATCATGGAAAACAAAAAAGGTCAAACACAAGAGTATGTAAGAGATATGTCGGAGGTAAAAAGCCTCGAATCTGAAATCATGGGAATGGAAATAGCTCGTGAAGAAGGATTCCTTAAAATGTCTGGATATCAAAAAGATGTTTTAAGAGATGCAAAAGAATATCTTAAACAAATGCAAAAAAGTAAAGATTTCACTAAAGCCAGTAAAAAAGAATGGGCTGAATTGGCAGATACTGTTAAAGAATCTTTAAATTTTAATGCATCATCAGAACAAATTCAAAATAGGATTATAAATTTAAAGAAAAAAGAAAAGACAATGGGTATCAATACAAAAGCTGCACAAGGAACCGCAAAGAAACAATTAGCTAATAAGAAAACTGGAGCTATGTTTGGTAAATTAACAAAGGCATTGGGAGGACTAACAGGCAAAATGGGCATGTTAATGAAAGCTGGTGGACCTATTATGCTTCTCGTTTCTGCTATTCAATTTATCATTGATTTATTTTTAGGTTTTAATAAACGAATTGCTGATGTTTATGAGAATTTTGGTCAAGTTGGAATCAAAATGAAACAGATTTTAGCTGATTCTATTGAATTGAATAAACATATGTTGTCTATGGGTAAGAAATTTGAAGATATTATAAGACCTGCTGTTGCTGTTGGTAAAATCATTAGTATGAATTTACAAGAGAGTTTGAAATGGGGTGCAGTTATAGTTGATGTACAAAAAGCTACAGCAGCAACTGAAGGAAGTATCACTACAGTTATGACCGCATTGAATAAATCTAGAGGCTTTACTTTAGATATGGCTCAAGATTTTGCAAAAGTAACATTTGCAACTGGATTATTATCTGAACAAGTAGCTGTACCTGGAGCAGTAATAGAAGATATGGCACAAAATGCTGATTTATTCTATACGATGGTTAATAGTTCTACTAAGGAATTACAGATGGCTGCTATTAATGCTATGAAATTGAATACTAATATGGATACTTTCAAGAAGATTGGTGAGAAGATTTTAGATTTTAATACTTTAACTACAAATCAAATGGAAACGCAACTTTTACTTGGTGCTAATTTCAATGTACAAAAAGCTGCACAATTATACCAAGATGGAAATATATTAGATTTCCAGAGAGAGATACTTACACAAATTCAAAATATGAATGTTGAGAGTATAACCAAAAGAACTCATCAACAACAAATTTCAGAGTTTTTGGGAATAGAATGGCAACAATTAGTGGATATCAATCAGAAGTTACAAGAAGGTGTTGATATAAGTAATTTGAATGCTGATGAATTGAAGGCTGTATTGGAGTTATCTGAAAATATTAAAGGATCAGAAGCACAAGATCCTATGTCTAAAATGTTGAATATATTAAAGTCTGAACTTATTCCTATATTGGAAGAAAAATTAGTTCCTGTATTTGAATGGATATTATGGGCTTTTGAAAAAATGGCTGATTTCTTTGCTACTATTTCTGATTGGTTAGCTTGGTTAAATCCATTTAATGATTCTTATTATCAAGATAAAGCTATTGCAGATAAACAAAAGGAAAGAGATAAAGTATGGAAATATGGTACTCAAAAAGAAAAAGATGATTTAGAAGAAGAAATTAAACTAGAACAATCAAATTTTGAAAAAGGCATTCTACCTGATTATATTACAGAAGTTCAAGATTCAGATTGGTGGAGAGGATTAGTTAACAACACTGTTGGGGGAGTAGCGACATTAGGAACTAAATGGATAGTTGATGGCTTTCAAGGTGAATTCATGGTTGATGCAAATAATGCTAATAGTAGTGATTTATATAGTGACTCTGGTTTGGGTGTATCTTATGAAGATAGACAGAAAGCATTGGTTAAACAGATTTTCACAAAAGGTGGAAGAGGTGAAATGTATCTAAAAGATATAATTGATACAGATTTAGGTTCATCTGAAGGTTTATTAATATCTGAAATATTAGATTTAAAAGAGATGGGAATAGATGTTGGCAACAAAGAACAAATGGAAATGTTGAGTGAATCATTCGCTTTAGGTTGGTCAAAAATAGAAGAGAATAAAAAACACCAACCAAACTCAACTATAGGTAAGGATAGTACAAATCAGGTAATTAATGGTGATATATCTGGTGGATTTTATAACAATTTTTAGGATAGGGTGCAATGGGCAAAAAAATTATAGAAAATTTTAACTTTAATTTCTCTAATGTAACTAATACAGATACTAATGATGCCACTAGCACTAGAATAGATAAGAGTAGATACGAAGATAGTACTAAAACGGAAGGTATGTATAATACCAATTCAGGTCCAGATACAAAACGTGTTTTTCAAGATATATCATTTAGACTTAAATCTGATACTATAGAAGGATTTAAAATACCAACTATAACAGAATTTCCAGAAAAACTTGAAAAAATATCTCCTGTAAATATTTCATCTCCAGATTCTATACCTGAAAAAAAAGGAGTTGATGTAGAAAACTCATCTAAAATTTTTGGTAGATTAGAATTGGATGCTGAGGAGATAGAAAAAAATTATAAAAAATCTATTAATTATAATATTCAATCTCCTGATATTGATGCATTTGATAATTCTGAAAAATTAGAAGATGAAGGTAGAGATTCCATACCTATTGATAGAATTCCAGAGAAAGAGGGTGTCGATACACCAAAACCAAATAATATACCAGAAAAACAAGGAACAGAAATACCGGAAATTAATAAAATACCGGATAAAATTGCAATTGATAATTTAAATTCTTATGAACCCATAGAATTTGATAAAGTTGATAATTTATCACCTGGACTTAATAATGATAAAATAAATCCATTTGATAGTATTGATAAATTGGATACTTTAATGAGTGAATTTAATGATATATCTACACCCGTAGATTATTTTGATAATACACATGCACCAGGGTTTAAAACAAATTTTGAAGATGGACCTACTAAATATGTTGAAGATTCAAGTAATTTTGATAATCTATCAGATCATCACACTTATACACCTGATAATAAATATCTAGATGTATTGGATGCTAAAGAAAATGGTATATTTCCAGAAGTTAGAGATGATTTAGTCCAAAATGCATCCAATCCTTATGATGTAGTTGATACACATGGTAATGTTGGTCCAATTGGTACTGATATTAATCAAGAAATAGATTTTCAAAGTAATTCTTTAGGTGGATGGACACATATAGAAAGGCCTGATATAAATCACCATATGAATATTGGTCAAGATTTAGGAATATTGCATCAGACACAATTTGATGTGAATGGTGTTTTTATGGTAGATGGAACTCCTGTTAGATATTTACAAGATGATGGTAGTATAACTCCAAATTCACCTAATGCATTCCCAATGGAAGATTATGTGGATAGAAAATATGATCCTAGATCTGGTGATAATATTTTAAATATAAATGATTATGATGGAACTAAATCTATAATTAGATCTTGGCAATTATCACCATTTTCAAATGATTTTGATGGAATATCACAATATGCAACTGATACTGAAGGTGCACCATCTCCTTCATTTGTTGATCAAGATGTTTATGATGGATTTATAGAGGAGAATGATGCATCATCTAAACTTTATGATTTAGTAGCATATGATCCTAGAGAGACTAGAACTGGTCCTTGGGGTCACACAACAATTATTACAAAGAATGGTTATGATGGTACTATATTTGATAATGGGTTTAATGATTTAGATGCGGGTGGATTATTTAATGATTCATCCAATCCATATATGCCAAATGGTGGTTTGTATAGAGAAGCACCATCTATAACAGCTAGAGATATAGCTTTTAGTGGAAATTGGGATGGTGGTAGTGTATTTAATATGTCAAATGTTGGTCTTGGTTATAATGCAATTAGTGCATCCATAGAAAAATATGAAAATACCGGCGGAGGTACTTATAATACGGGTAGTGGTACAGTATTGGGTTCATATCATAGTGCTCCATTTACTTTAAATATTGGTGAAGGTATAGGTGATATGGCAGACTCAATAAGTCTTACCGATGGTAGTTGGTTTTATAATGGCGCATTACAAACAGGTACAGGTATAACAAGTGATTGGCAAAATCCTTATGTAAGTCATCCTTCTGATTTTGGTGGAGCTTCTAGTGGAAGTATGAGATCTAATGGTATATTAAGTGGATCTTTTGCATCTGGACAAGTAGGTATTGGTGATTTATTTATAGGTTCAATGTATAATTCTGGTGATTTCGGAGTATCACATATATCAGGTTCTTCATTGGATAGTAGAATGAATGCTTGGTATGGTACAGATCTTACATTTCCTTCAAGTAGTAGAGGAATTGAACCTTATGAAAGTTTTGATATAATATCAGGTTCACAGGCTAGACCTACTGCTACTGATAGACAAATATTGTGGGAAAGAAGACTTAAACAATTTTTATTATCTCAAAAGGGAATGATGTTCCGAGCTACACAACAAAAACTTTGGGATGAGAGTACTATAGGTGGACAAGGTGGAAATGTAGGATATTGGGAGAATTTCTTATATCAAGATGATGGTGTAACTCCAACTGAAGATGGTGCAAATCCAGCTATTAGTTATGAGCATAATACGCCTACTGCTGGAGCTCTGGATACGGGATATACTAAATATTACGATAGTTCGGGTGTACCTAGCAAACCTAAGTTTCTTGGTTTAGATTTTGAATCCCAAAATTTATCAAGTAAACCATTTGGTTCAATGGTTGGATCTCAAAAAACGCCACTTGATGGTGCATATATTCCAATGTTTGGTGATGATAATTGGGCAGAACAACTTGTAAATCAAGCTTTTAGATTGGTTATTTCCGGTATAGAGAGGGGAATGAAGAAAAAGGCAGGTGTACCAGGTGGTTTACCTCGTGGTGATTTTAATACTCTTATGCCTATGAATAATGGTAATACAATGCTTACAGCTTTTCCAGGG